CGCTGATGCCGGTAACAACCGACGCCCCCGAGCCAGAGGAAGAGCCAGAGGACGAGTTCCTGGCTGATGACGATACCCCGGTTGAGGTTGTGTCCTCCGAGGAGAAGACCCAGGATCGGCCAAGGAGCCTGAACCGTCTCCAGTCCGAGCAGCTTTCCCTGGAGATGTGGGAGGAGTACGCCGCTGGCATGACGATGAAGCAGATCGCCGACATACACGGGCTGACGAAGCCGTCGGTGTGGGCTCGCATCACCAAGCTGAAGGCGAAGTTGGGGATCGAGGACGTTGTCGAGGCCAAGGCACTGGACCTGGGACGGTACGAGGCTCTGATCGAGCGTGTATGGGGCAAGGAGATGACCCCGGAGAATACTCGGACCGTGGCAATGCTCCTGAACCAACGCGCGAAGCTCCTGGGCCTGAACGCGCCCAAGCGGCTGACCGTGGACGGGGAGATGAGCATCACACCATCCCCGGCGCTTACCACGATGCTGGAACGGGTCCAGGCGGAGCGCCTGGGCGCGACCGAGGTCAAGCAAATCGAAGGGGAGATCGTCGAGGCTGAGCTTGTTGACGATGACTAGTGACCCCTACGACCCCCGGGCCAACAACGCGACCTTCGACTTCACCGGGTTCATGATCCGGCTCGGGGAGCAACTGGACCTGCTTCGGCCTGAGCTGCCGCGTGGTGCTAATCCCCTGAACATTCCCGAGGTCCGTCGGAAGCTAACCGTCCACGATCCGCTGCTGTTCGCGGTGCTGTACCTCCCTCACCTGATCAAGATGGACCCGACACGGCGGACCGACGCTCCGGGAAACATCACCTTCGCTGACCTGCACCTGGAGCTGTGCCGGTACGCCCGGCGGTGGGAGGCACTGCCCGAGCCCCGGCAGAGCCGCGAGGCCTTCATCGCCCCAAGATCTTGTGGCAAGTCGACCTGGCTGTTCCTGATCCTGCCCATGTGGGCGATGGCCCACAGGCACATCGACTTCATCGCGGCGTTCAGCTCCGCCGGTCCGCAGGCGACGAAGCACCTGGCCGGTTTCAAGAACGAGCTGGACACCAACGAATTGCTGCGTACCGACTTCCCGAAGCTCTGCGCGGCCATGAAGCGACCGGGCGGGCAAAGCGTAGCCGATACGCAGAAGATGTATTTCAGCAAAAGCCAGCAGACCTTCGCCGCCGCTGGTCTTGACGAAGAGATCCTGGGCCTGACCGACCCGCGCAAGCGCCGACCACAACTCATCATCATGGACGACATCGAGCCGGACGAGGCCAACTACAGCCAGCATCAGGCCGGCAAGCGGATGCTCTCGGTCCGGGATACGATCCTGCCGATGAACGAGCGCGCGCACGTGGCGCTTGTGGGCACGGTGACGATGCTCGGCTCCCTGGTCCATCAGCTCGTACAGACGAAGATCGAGAAGGAGGAGCCGGCCGACTGGATTGTGGAGGAGCGGTTCCAGGTCAATTACTTCGACCCGATCCCGGACGGGACGAGGTCGATCTGGGCGGAGAAGTGGCCGCTGGAGTACCTGGAGGCGCACCAGCACGAGCGCGGCTACAAGAAGAACTTCCTCAACCAGCCGGTGCCAGAAGGCACGGCGTTCTGGAAGCAGGAGACGTTCACTTACGGGTCCTTTCCCTGCCAAAAATATCTGCTCCAGGTCGACCCGGCTACGACCAAGACCGCGACCAGTGACTACTACGGCCTGACCGTGATCGGCTTTGCTCCTCCAGTTCGAGACGAGCTGGGCCAGGTGCTGGAGCCACCCCGGTGTCTGGTCCTGTACGCGAAAGCCTTCCGCGCCACCCCGGCCGAGATTCGGCAACGGATCACGGGCCTGATCTCGACCTTCGACGATCGTGAGATCTACATTGGAAGAGTCCGCATTGAGGTGAACCAGGGCGGTGACACCTGGAAGGAGGTCTTCAAGGACCTTCCTGTCCCTCTTCTCGTTCACACCGAATCGGTCAAGAAGGAGGTTCGAGCGGCCGACCTTCTGACCTGGTACGAGCGAAGACAAGTCGTGCATGAAAAACGACTGCCCGAGGCGGAGAACCAGATGATGAGCTTCCCCAACGTCCTGCACGACGACCTTGTCGACGCGGTTGGGGCTGGTGTCCGCTACTTTTTGGAGCGGAAGAGGCGCAAGACACGGGTCAGGCGCGGGACCTACGTATGAAACGCGAACAGGTCCAGACGGGAGACCTGTGCCGCTTGCGCGGGTCCCCTGTGCCGTCAGGACCTGCTCTACGAGTATGGTACACCTTGGACCCCGACAGCGGAGTTGATCATGCCCATTGCCGACCTTGAGCTGGGTCTCCACGAGCTGGCCGACTCCGAAGAGGGCTACCAGCTCGCCGAGCTGTACTACGAGGGCACCAACCCCGAGCACTTCGCCAGCCTCCGGCTCAGGCGCGCTCTTCGCGCCTACGAGGCGAAGTACCGCCTGCGACTGTCGAAGGTCCCGGTCGACGCGGTGGCCGAGCGCCTGGAGATCGCTGCGGCTACGGTCAACCGATTGGAGCCGGGGGCTGAGGACGAAGGCGAGGAACCGCTCGGGACCGAGGACGACGACCTGAGCCAGCAGCTTCAGGACGACATTCGTGACGCGAGCGACATGGACGTTGAAGAGGCCGAGATCATGCACCGGGCCTGCGAGTACGGCGACGCCTACGTGATCGTCGATCACGACCCGATCGATAACAAAGTCTCACTCTACTACAATAGCCCGTTCGAGTGCCGGGTGCTTTACGACCGCTCTGGACGGTTCAAAGACTTCGCGATCAAGGTCTGGTACGACGTCAACGAGCAGGACGCCAAGGAGTTCGGCCGAGCGACGCTGTTCTATTCGTGGGGCCTGGAGGAGTACGTCACCAAGCCGGGGACCGACGGCAGCGACATCAACGACTGGATGCCCTGGCCGTCGCCGGATCCGGCGCCGCTCGTGGACATCGAAGGCATACCGATCCTGGACGACGACGGTGAGCTGATCATGCAGGAGCCCGGGGTCTTCCTGTTCGACTTTGGCCAGATCCCGGTCTTCCACTTCCGGACCCGGAAGCCCTACGGCGTGCCCGAGCACGAGGCCGCCTACGGGGTACAGGACATGATGGACAAGCTCACGATCGTCCACATGGCCACGGTCGATTTCCAGGGCTTCCCTCAGCGATATTTTCTTGAAGATCCAAATTTTGAAGGTGGCGAAGACGAAGACTGGGCGGAGGACGACGCTAGCGCCGACACCGCCGCCGAAGCGACGCCGAAGCTGAAAGCCGGCCCGGGGGAGGCCTGGTTCCTCCAGGGCATCAAGGCCGCCGGTCAGTTCACGCCGGCTGACGCCGACGCCTTCCTGAAGCCGCTGACGTTCCTGGGCAAGGCGATGGCAGCGGTCACGGGCGTGCCCATCCCTCTGTTCGACGACGATAGCACCAGCTCGGGCGACGACAGGCGAGTCAAAGAATCCGGTCAAACGAGGAAAGTCAAGAAGCGGCAGAAGCAGTTCGGAGCGACCTGGCGTGAGATCTACGCCTACTGCCTGAGCCTGCTCAACGACCAGGACTTTGACGAGCTGCGCGAGCGGGTCGAGATCCGGTGGGTGCCGGCGGAGTCGATCGATCCGGCCGAGGCGTGGGAGTTGGCCGGCAAGAAAAAGGGCGTGGGCCTGCCCCTGGTTCAGATCCTGACCGAGCAGGGGTACAGCAAGGACGACATCATCGAGTTGCAGAAGCTGGCCATGGAGGAGCGGAAGCAGATCATCGAGCTTCAGCGTGAGCAGTTCCAGGCGTCGATGCAGGAGCGGCGTTCGGACCGGCCCAACACCCCTAACCCTGACCAGCCCAACCCAGAGGCGGATTCGTGAGCCCGGTCGTTCCAGTCGTTGGCCAATATCCGTTCGCGGTTCCGTTTACCCTGGTCAAGATCCGGGATGCGGACACTCAGGTTGGCGTCATCCAGCTCCCGGTCACGACCCACATCCCGATCCTGGGCCTGATCGCCGAGGGTCGCGCGCCGCTCAAGGTTGCCGTCAGGTTGGAAG